CAACATATTAAGACATGCTGGAGCAACAAAGATTCAAGGAATGGCTCGTCCCGCTATAGCCAGATTGTGGAAGCGGTATGGGTTTGAAGAACGCACTACTTTAGTGGAAGTAAAACTATGAAATACTATTCTCGCCGTGAACTATATGCTTTAGGGGAACCCCTAGGTGAATCCGTAACCCAAGCCAAAGTTGGCGGTGGGCGTATCTATGGGGGTGGTGGTAGCTCAGGCGGTGGTGGCTCACAACCTACTCAGTCTACTTCTTACCAAACAAACGTTCCAGAATACGCTAGGCCTTATGTAGAAACTATGTTGGGTGCTGCGCAAAAGCAGGCTTATAAATATGACAATGCTGGTAATGTTGTAGGTTTCCAACCCTATGTTCCTTATGGTGCCACAGTAGATGCGGCGGGGAATATTACTAATACAGCCCAAGAACAAGCCGCAGCCACAGTAGCTCCATTTAGCCCAATGCAAGAACGGGCATTTCAACAAACGGCAGATTTAAGAGTTCCTGGACAGTATGGGGTCGGCAGTCAATTTGTTGGTGCAGGCGGTATGGGTGCGGCGAATATTGCTCAACAAGCTGCTGGTATTGGGCAGGAATATTATGGGATGGCTACAAATCCCTATGCCCAACAGTCGTTTATGTCACCCTACATGCAGAATGTGGTCGACGTACAAAAAACAGAAGCTATTCGTGACTATGGAAAAATGTTGCCTGGTATGCAGGCGCAAGCTACTCGTCAAGGAGCTTTTGGTGGTAGCCGTCAAGCAATTGAAGCGGCAGAAGCCCGTCGTAATTTAGGCACTCAACTAGGTAGTATTCAAGCTCAAGGGTCACAAAAAGCATTTGAAGCTGGTCAACAAGCTCAACAGTTTGGCGCTAACTTAGGTCTTCAAGGTTATGGCACGGCATTGCAAGGTACTGGGCAATTAAGTCAAGCTGGTAGGTCATTAGCCGATATTGGTGGGCAAGAACTACAAGCTCGTCAAGGGATTATTGGTCTTCAATCTCAGGCTGGTGCACAGCAACAAGCTCTTGAACAACAACGAGTTAATCAGGCTATTCAGAATTACGCTTTGCAACAACAAAACCCACAGATGCAGTTGTCTTTAATGAGCAGTTTGCTACGGGGTTTGCCTTTACAACAAGCTACTACACAAACATATCAAGCACCTCCAAGTGCTGTTTCTCAGTTTGGTGGTCTTGGTGCCGCAGGTTTGGGTCTATATGGTATGGGTCGCTCAGCGGGTGTTTTTGGTAAAGAAGGTGGACATGTTAAGAAGTTAGCTAGTGGTGGTATTACAGGAATGTCTAAAAAAGTGTTGTTAAACCCTGAAGACTTTTCTACCGAACAAGTTAAGAGCATGACTGATAAGGGTATGATTTCCCAGTTAGTGGGCGCTCCTATTCTTGATGCCAAGATGAAAGACGAGCAACGCATAAAGCTTGCTCAAGCCGCCCAACAACCTAAACCTATTGATACTATCGCCGCTGATATTATGGCTAGAGCTGCAGCTAGCCAAGGTATTGATAATGCCCCAAGTAATCTACCTGTGATGTCCGCATTTGATGGTGGTATTGTTGCTATGGCTGATGGTGGTGAGGTAGATAGTGATGGGATAGCACGATTCCAAGAAGGTGGTAGATCAGCGTTTATGGAAGATATAAGTCGCTTTGGAGACTATGCAGTACCAAACCTAGGTATTACTAAAAAATTAAAAGAGTTAGGTAGTTATTTTACTAAGCCTCGTCAATCTACCATGTCTCCTGGCGATGTTGATGTACAACCAGGATATACCCCAAGTTCAGCTCCAGCTCCGTTTCCTCCAGATGCACCAAAACCACGAATACTTGAGGATTCTAGAGCAAGTGCAGCTGCACCTGCAGCCGTAGCTCCTTCTGTTGCAGATACAGGTGGTAAGGGTATTGCCGACATCCTTAAACGGTTTGAAGAGACACTTGGTAAGGGCGAACAAAGAGATACAGAAGCTAAAAAAATGGCGTTCTGGTCTTCATTGGCTCAGCTTGGCTTTGGTGCTATGGGTGGTACTTCTCGTGACCCTTTTACTAATATTGGTCAAGCAGGTGCTCCAGCCGTTGCTTCTGGTATGCAGCAACTTCGTGATATTGAGGGGCGCCAAGAAAAACGTGGTCTTGCTTCGCTCCAAGCTGCTCTTGAAGGTGAAAAACTTAAAGCCGAATACACCAAACTTGGCATGATGCAGCCATACTATAAAGAATACGCAAATTATCTTGCTCGTCGCCAAGGTTCTACAGGCACGGCTGGTATGGGTAGCGTTCCTTTTGGTGAATTCCGTAAACTTAAATCACAGTATGATGGCTATTTAATGGATGGCAAAACTGTACGAGCTTCTCCAATAGCTAAATATTTAACTCCAGATGAACTTAATGCCTTAAAAGCTAGCCCTGGCACTCCTTCTTATGAACGGGGTATGGCTAGAGCAGCTGAGGTTGCAAAGCAAAGAATGGATGCAGAGTTACGGGAAGGCATGCAATATACTGCTAAACAAAGAGTTGGTTCTTCGGCAGAAGAAATTTAAGGAGTATTTATGCCACGAGTAGAGATACCGGGTGTAGGAATTGTACGTTTTCCAGATAACATGTCTCGTGAAGACATTATGTCTCAAGCTACGGCTATGCAGCAAAAGGCTAGTCAACCTATATTTGACCCGAAAGATCTACCTACTTCGGAGCTTATTAAAGGCGGATTTAGTCGTGGTATTGAAGGGTTAAAAGGTACTGCTTTTGACTTAATACCTGCTTTAGCTGGGTCAATCATTGGTAAAGACGATTACGCCAAAGAACAGCTAAAAGAATACCGTGACCGCATGGCAGCTGCGGAAGCAGAATCTCCTACTGCGTACAAATCCTATAAAGATATTGGTAGCATAGGTCAGGCATTCGATTTTGCTGCTGAGACATTTGGTGAAATTGGACCTGATATTGCTTCGTTTATGGTGGGTGCTGGTGTTGGCAGTGTCGCTGGTAAAACGATTGCTAAAAAAGCCTTAGAAAAACAAATTCGTGAGCAAGCATCCGAGACCGCTGCAAAGCGTGGGTTAGATGATGTGGCTGAAAAAGCCCTAGCAGAACGTTTAATGTCCCGTGCCAAGCAGGGTGCTGTCGGTGTTAAAGCAACCGAGGCTGGTGCTAATGTAGGTTTAAAGACGGGTTTATTTGGTACATCTTTTGGTATTAACATACCTGACGTACTTAATAGTGTGTACGAAGATACTGGCGAGTTATCACCTGGTATTGCTTTAACGATCGGCTCCCTGGTTGCAGCGTTAGATACCTATCTCCCACAAAAGATCTTAAGCCAACTTAGCCCATCTGCTAAAGAGCGGATTGCTGCTCAAATGCTTGAAAAATCTGCCCTTGTTCCAACCACGTTTAAAAGAGCTTTTGGCGCAGAGATATTAAAGACAAGTGCTGGTGAAGCATTAACTGAGAGTGCACAGGAAGCCATTACTAAGCTTGGCTCGCAGATTGCTGGTGACAAAGACCCATTCTTTTCCCAAGAAAACATTGATCAGATTCTTACTGCATCATTAAAAGGATTTATTGGTGGTGGTACGTATGGCGCCCCCGGTGCCGCTTTTGAAGCTAAGCGTATTAAAGATGAACGAAATCGTCAGATTGCCGAGAGAGAAGCGCAACAAACTCCTCCAACTACGCCGGGTGCGACAACAGCGCTACAACAAGTAGAGACTGATCCTAACAAAGTACCTAAACAAGCAGCCCCTGGGATTATTTATGATCCAAAGACAGGCACATACGTACAGCAGTCCGAGGCAGGTGAACCTCTTGGTCGTGAGATGGCACAACAAGTGCCACCTGAAATGGGCACTCCTGAATTAGTTGGTATGGGCGCCCCCGCCGTAGATTTCACCCAAGCTGAAATGTTTGGCACCCCAGCATTTGAAAGACGCACCCCAACTACAGAACAAGCTTTAGCTGGACCACCCACTGCCCCTGCTCAATTTGCCACAGTATTAACTCCAGAAGTTTTAAAAGACACTGGTCTCAAACCACAATCCGGGTTTTATAAAAAACTTCTTAACAAGGACATGGCTAATCCAGAGGACCAGGCAACCGTACGGGATACACTTATAGAAGTTAGACAAAATAAAAACCTAACCGATTCGACCAAAGAAGCTACAGAACGTATTGCTATGCAGGCGTTTGGTGCGTTAGCTCAGCAACAAGAAATGTTTGGTCCTCGTGGTGGGGTTTTGAAAGGAGCCGATTATGGAAGAGTTCAACCTGGACCTGTCGGTGGAGCTGGTGGAGCAGGCGTTTCTGTTCCTAGTGAACGAGAAGGCGAAGGAGCCCCCGCAGGAGTTACAACACCTGGAGAGCAAGGATTGGCTCCAACTACAGAGGCTGCTGATGTCGCTCCAAGTAGAGAAGAGTTACAGCCGAGTGCACTAACTGCGGAGGAGCAAGATGCAGTTCAAGCTGAATTGGAAGCAGAAATGGCACCACAAGCTGAAGCGCCTGTGGGAGAACCTACAACGCAAGCTGCGCCCGCACCTCAAGCCCCTGCTGTGGGAGTTAGTGAAGGAGTTCCTGAAGGAGTTAGTCCGGCAGTCACTGCGCCTGTTACTCAAGTTACCCCTGCCGAAGCGGTGGCATCAAAGGCTGCTGCTAAAGCTCCTAAAGCTATAAGGACGAAAAAAGGTAACTTAGAGTTTCAAGAACTTGGTCGCCCAAGTGAAATTGATTTTAATCAATTTTTAGGTAAAGGATACCTTGGGTTTGCTACTGAAGACATACAGGATATTGACGATACCTTAAAAATTACCGATGTCGTGCAAGGTAAATTCGGTGTTAACCCGATGCTCAATGCGGCTAAGATTTACTTTAGCAAGATGCCCCGCACGGTTGATAATTTAATTAATATTTCTTTTGATTTAGCATTTAATACCCCAGCTTTTCGTCAAAGCACCGAAGATCCATTGTCTGATGCTGAAGCAGCTTTCTTCCAAGGTATGGGTGGTAAAAATGCACGATTTGCCGCCGAATGGGTATATCAAAACTTAAGCCCTGAAACTCAGCAAAAGTTACGTGATTTTATTCGTGGTTTTGAGATTGCTCGTGACAACTTCAACGACAAAGAACTAATGCGGCTTATTCGTGATGGTATATCCGGAACACGAGAAGAATACAACGACGAAACCATTAAGAGTTATGTAAAAGCTTTAGAAGAAGAAACAGCCGCAGCACGAAATCGTGCAGAGCGCCGTAAGGTTACTGGCAAAAACAAAAAGTTTTTAGAAAACCCAATAGCTCAGTTAGCTATGCCTATACATCCAGCGATTGCGGCTCGGATCATGACTGGCGATTTAGTAGGTGCTTTGCGTATGTTGTCGGCTAACCCCAACAACTTTATTGCACGTGCTGCTTCCCGTCTGGCTAACGCTAACTTACAGACAAAACTTGTTGTACAGGAAAACCTCTATAACGATGCAGGCAAACCTGTACCTGGCTACTACGACCCTAGCAACGACACAATTTACATCGACCCTAATTCGGGTATGAATGTACATACGTTGCTACATGAGGCAGGACACGCAGCTACATCGCATGTAATGGACAACCCAAGCCACCCCCTCACAAAACAAGTTGCCGGACTATTGGAAAAAATTAAAGATAGTCTTGGCTCGGCTTACGGCGCTACTAGCCCAGATGAGTTCCTTGCTGAAGCTCAGTCAAATCCAGAGTTTAAAGCGCTGCTTCAGTCTATTTATCCTGATGGCAAACCAATTAGTGCTTGGGATCAGTTAGTCCGCATGATTAGTAACTTTATGCGTCGTCTGTTTGGTATGGAGCCACGTCCGTTAGAGTCTGCTTTTGACCAAGTAGACCGTTTTATTAACGCTATGATTTCTCCAGCCCCTGAATCTCGTGATGCTGGTATTTTATTTTCTGCTGCAAATACTGGCATGGCAAACAAAGTATTTGATCGTTTAGGTGCGTCTTTAGAAGCTCTACCTGGCATGACCCCAGCACGTGCTGATAACATCCACGAGTTTTTAAAGAATACTGTTGGTGGTAACTTCCGTAACTTTACGCTGTCCTTGCTACCATTAAACGCTTTATCCGACGTAGCTAAACAAAAAGGGTTAAAAGATGCTCCATTGGTTGACCGTTTAGTAAACGAGCGTGGTGGTTACGAGTACAAACTAAATGAGAAGATTGAGCCTGTAGTTAAACAAGCTGAAGACTTTGCCAAGAAAGAAAGCCAAGCTCAGGTAGATCTGTTTAACAAGGTTGTTTACGACAGCACTCTTAATAAAGTCGATCCGACCAAACCGGATTATTTTTACACAAAATTTTCTTTATCCTTTGATGTATTTAATTCAGAAGGAAAACGTGTAAAAGAAGAATACAAATTTTTTGATACTAAAAAAGAACGAGATGAAGCAATTAAAAAATTTAATGAAAAAGTATCTTCTACAACGTCTAAGGCAAGAGAATTTAATAACGTAGACCCTGAACAAGTAAAAGCCTACTATGAAATAAAAGATCTTTATAATAAAAAGTTAGGTGGCGCTGGTCAAGCTCTTTACATTAGAATGCGTGACGCTTACAAAGAAATGTATGGTCGTATTATTGAAGCCATTGAAGCTCGTGTAGATACTTCTGTTACCGATCAAGAAAGAGCCAACATAATTAAACAAGATATTTATGAACGTTTAATTACCAAAGGTAGGATTGATCCTTATTTCCCATTAGCACGTTATGGCAAGTATTGGTTATCATACTCGGCCCGGGATAACGCTGGACAGATGGAATTTTACGTTGAAGCGTTTGAAACTGAGCGTGAACGTGCCCGCTACATGCAGCAATTAGAGCAATCAGGTGCGCAAAATGTTCAGGCTTTCTCCAATCTATCTGAATTAGACTATCGTAAAACACCATCTGGTTCATTTGTTAATGGCGTATTACAAGTTATGGAGCTTAATAAAGTTCCACCAGAAGCCATTGAAGAAGTGCTACGTTTATTCTTAAGTAGTTTGCCAGAAACAGCGTTTGCTCAATCCTTTCAACGCCGTAAAGAAACGCTTGGTTTTAACAGAGACGCTATCCGTGCTTTGCGTGAACGGGTTTACCGCACATCCCATCAATTAGCCAGCATGCGCTATGCGTCTAAGTTAAATGAAGTTTTAAGTAAGATGGAAAAGTATGCCGAAGGCGTGGGTAAAGGTGACGATCCAGAAGGGCAGCGGGACAATCGTGTAATTAATGAGTACGTTAAAGAGTTTGAAAAACGCATTAAATATATTAATAATCCAACCGTATCTAAGTGGTCGCAAGTTGCAACCTCGTTTGGTTTTAATATGACTCTTGGCTTTAACGTATCGTCTGCCGTTATTAACTTAACCCAGATTCCGTTAATTCTTTATCCATACCTAGCCGGAACTTACGGTTATGGTGAGACAAGCAGAGCTATTAGCGACGCCTACAAGATTTATTTAAATAGTGGTTTTAATCGTGAAGTAGAACTTATAGGCTCTAATGGGCAGCGTGTACGCCAAAAAGCTATGCCAGCTTTAGATAACTATAACTTTGACGATCCTAATTTACCTCCGCAAATTAAACGTTTAAAAACTTTATCCCGTGTTGCTAGAGATCAAGGGCAGCTTAATCGCTCGCAGTTGTATGACATCCTAGAAGTAGATGAGCGTAACAATGCTTTGTCTAAAGTTAATGCCGCTTCTGGCTTTATCTTCCATCATGGTGAGCGATTAAATCGTCAAATAGCTTTAATTGCTGCGTATAACCTTGACCTTAACAGGATGATGACTAAGCCAACCAAGGAAGAGGCTGGTCTAACTCAAGAGCAGAAAGAAGAAAAAGCAGCTAATAATGCGATATACACCACAGAATTAACTAATGGTGGAATTTCTGCAGCTGCGGCACCACGTATTGCTCAAAGCTCGCTAGGTAAAGTTTTGTTTATGTTTAAACGCTATGGCGTTTCTATGTATTACTTGTTATTTAAGACCGCTCGTGAAGCTTTAAAAGGTGAAACACCTGAAATACGTCAAGCTGCTATGCGTCAGATCGCTGGTATTTACGGTACTTCGGCATTATTCGCTGGTATTCAAGGTGTGCCAATGTTTGGTGTTGTAGCTATGATTTATAACGCATTTGCAGATGATGATGAAGATGATTTAGAAACCGCTACTCGTAAATACTTAGGTGAATTACCTTATAAAGGCTTACTCAACTACGTAACTAACGTTGAGATTGCAAGCCGTACAGGACTGAGTGACTTAATTATTCGTGATTCTGGTAAGCAAGATTCTCAAACAATTGCCTTGACTATGATGGAGATGCTTGGTGGTCCTGTATTCGGTGTCGCATCCAGAGTTGAACGTGGTTTAGATATGATTCGTGACGGCAATGTTCAACGTGGTATTGAGAACATATTGCCATCGTCTTTAGGTAACATACTAAAGGGTATCCGATACTCAACCGAAGGCACTACAACTTTACGTGGTGATCCAATTACTGGAGAAGTTAACCCATGGAACGTGGCTGCCCAAGCGTTTGGCTTTGCTCCTGCCGATTACACCCGCCAGCTTGAAATTAACAATCGTCAAAAAGGTATTGATAAATCGGTTAATCAAGAAGAAACTAAGCTAAAACGTCAATACTATACGGCAACCCGCATGGGGGATAGCCAAGGAAGAAAAGAAGCTCGTGACAAACTTTTAGAGTTAGGTGCTAAACATCCATCCCTAGAGATTAATGCTGGTACGATTGGTGATGTTTTAGACCGATCTATTGAAGCGCAGAAACGAGTAACTGATCGTATGCGTAACGGGGTAGCTTACAGTCCGAAGATGCTTAAAGAGATCGAGCAAAACCTTAAAGAATACGACTAGGAAAAAAACCCCCGAACTAGTCGGGGGTCAAAGGGTTCTTCACGTTTCGGAGAACTAAAGCAACAGGAGAATGTTGCAACTGCAGTATATTACAAAATTCGCCAAAAACGCATTCCTAATTTCCCACCTTCAATCCTGTCGTAGCCTTTCAGTTTAATTTCCTTTTCCTTTGCTACTATTTGCATCTGTTTGTTTAATTCTGCTAAGTTAATAGCAGGAATAAAAATTGACGCTCCTACAACAAAATCGTCCCAATTTACTTTAATAACCACTCCATCAGGGCAGACTTGACCCTTCTGTCGTATCACCTTCAAGGGCAGCTTTATGTTCTGCGACGGCTGTGAGGGCTTGTTCTCTGTCGTCATCTAAAAATCCTTCCGCATTAATATGCCATACATTTAGGGATGGCAAACTCATATGAGTGCCCTTAGCCATACGTTTCTTATCTAGCTTAGCTTTGGTTCGCCCACGTTTTAGGGAATCGGTTAGCCATTCGTAATTAATCTGACGCTCTGTGCACCACTTACGTAAGGGGTTAGGATAAATAAACAGCATCTTTACGTCGTACTCGTACCGTGCCACAAACGTTAGTTTCGGCGTTGCATCAGGAATTATAAGATGATCTATTAAGTCAGACGTGCGAGTAATACGAGAGTCCTCGGTGCTTTTAATACGTAAGATGTTGTTGTAGTTCTCAGCCAAGAAGTTAGATAAGACACCCTCAGCATCAACATCCAAAGAATTAACCTGCTCCTTAATATTCTCGGTAAGGCTTTTAAGCCATTTAACTACAAGACCAATGTCGTAATTAATTAAACCAACCTTTTTAGCAACCATTAAACCCATAATTCCATCGGCTGCTAAAACTGAATGATACCGGTCTGCTGGATTAAAGCCACACAGCTTATCTAGTTTTTTCTGTGTTACCTTGTACATAGTTTTAATACCCTTAATATCATTCATAATGTATTGCAGGTAGGGTAGATACGCATGCCCGTAGTTATTAGCCAAACGCTCACTAAGTATGTCGGTGTCTTCCTTCTCCAAACCCGGCACAGGCTTAGCCCGTACTTCTAACAGACGCATAGCCTCACCCTTGGGGATTGCTTTATACGCACTCATTTTCTCCATCAAAGACGCATTACCTGTGCTGACCGCATTCTGTTTCCAAGGTTCACCACGAACCCTTTCTTCATTACCATTTGCTGACATACGGTTTCTTTGTGAGCCAGATGTGTACTGGTAAACAAAGTCGCTAGTCTCTTTAGCGGATGCGTTGGTAACTTCGTCCAAGGGTAGGAATATGTTTTTGTACTTCTCGGCACGGTTCATCTTTGACGCTGCCGTATCCGACTCTTTTAACACCAGCTTCTGTGGATTACCCCATATGCTTGCGCCAGCTACAAGAGCCGTAGTTTTACCAATACCTGATTCAGGACTATAAATATGGAATAAACATCCCGCAACCGGAGTAAATTCGGAAAAGATTGAACCAAAAGCTAGCCCAATAGCAAACTGATGTATCTCCATGCCGGGTCTATTAAAGAAGTCCATGGCTTCTTTCCACTCCTCAAACGAACCTTTTGAGGTAAACGCACTAAATAACTGTGACGTCGCTGCTGAGGGTGGGTTATGGTCGACTCGATCCGCACAAACTTCTTTGTCTCCTACGACAAAAGCTTCACACTTTTCATCTGTCCAACCGAACTGTCTACGAGCTTTATCAGCTTTATTAGTAAATTGCAAATGATTAACCCAAGTTGTTACATATGACATAATTTCGTCCGTTTTTGAAATGGCTACACCTTTGGAAGACATATACTTTCTTAATTCGTCTTTAGAAGTAACAGCAGATAAGGGAACTGTAAACTCCCTAACCCCGTCTTGTGGCAGGTGCAATCGAACAACTACAGCTTCACCTACATCCGAGTCTTCTAAACGACGAGTTACGTATAAGTCGTTGTGATAAATCATTACTTCGACTTCATCTTCTTCTTTAATTACTCGTTTAAAGATACCACCGTTCTTACCACGGAAGTATGGATCAGGATATTTAGGGATGATGTAAGTCTGAGTATGCCCTTGATTTACGTAGGCTGGCGAATCCTCAACAATATTGTCCTCGTCTGTAGCCTCCTGTACTTCACGACCTAGCACTATAGGCGACTTGATTACACCTTTATGAGGGCATCCGTCGCATCCACCAGAGTTGTACTCTTCAAATTTAATACAGGTATAAGGACCTCCTTTGATACCACGCACCTTACGATCAGCCATCATGGGACTGTATTCAGGGTGCCCACTAGATATTTTTTCTATGGCTACGTCAGCATCAATACAGAACTTAGCGATAGATAGCCCTGCCCTCCACATTGGTTCGGACATGGTAGCCTGATGCTCAATAATGTATTTAAGCTGATTACATCCTTCACCCTTAACTGTCTTAAGCATGATGGTCTTAAACCGATTTGTATAGTTTCCAAGCAGAGCTTTGGTAACTTCGTCCATCTCGCCACGAGGAATATATGACGGTCTGACTAGGACTGGTTCTCCTATAATATCTTTTAGTGTGTTGTACTCCAGTGGCTCACCAGGCTCACTAAGTAACTTAACCTCTCTAGGTTCGTCGTTCTTGTAATTTAACGTTCCTGGCACACGGAGAATCCGCACCGAATCTGCCGTTACAACGGGGTCGGCAAACAAGTCATGCTCGTCACAAAGCCGTTTTAGTTGCTCGGCTAGGGGTGTCCATGTTTCACGTGAAACAGGTTCGGTTAGAGCCCAATAAGCATGCACACCACCACCAGAATTAACTAGTGAAGGTTTAGGTAGTTTTGTTGCTTTGCAAAAAGCTTTTAACGCTACAAGTGCTTCTGCCTGTGTTTGATATGGCTTGTCTGGGCCGCAGTCTAAGTCGACATATAACGACTTAAGTTGTTTAACGTTTGCGGTTTTCCTAGACTTGCCGTCTTCAAACGTGGCTAGTGCATAGTACGCATCATAGCCCTCGTCTTTTAAATTGTTAGCAACTTCTACTGCTTGATCAAGCGTTTTAAAGAACTTTTGTACTGGTTTGTCTGAGTTCTTTTTTAGCCCAACTATACAGTAGTATCCTTCGTCTCCTAGGACTTGCCGTAGAAATTCTAAATTGTTCATTAGCCACCCTTGTTAGGCGGGGTACTCGTGCGACATGTATGTGAAGCATGTCTAGTGTGAAATGCACTTTCCCCCTTAAAACGTTATTTAAGCATCATCCCATTCACCAACTAAATCCTCTAATTTAGGCTCGGCAGTAACGGCTGCCTTCTTGGGTGCGGCTTTCTTTGGTTCTTCAATTTCCTCAGCTTCCGCTTTTGGTGCGGCTAGTGCAGGCTTTTTATCCTTAACACCATCGGTCTGTGCAACCGTCATGGTAATTGCGGAAACGGCTTCGGAAGAATCCTTCAAGGTTTGAATTACCTCAAATTCTTCTTCAGTCACTGGACGTACTGGTTTAAATATCAGCTTAGGTGTAGGGCTTGCTGTGTCAAACCGCATCTCAGTAACCACCCCCGTTATGGGTGTACCATGATTTTTCAGGTGGCGGGCGTAAGCCTGCAGTGGGAGTTTACCTTTCTCACCATCACCAAATACCGAAGTAGGTGGCAATACAAGTTGGTAAACTTCCTCTTTGTCAATCTCACCATCAAGAACAACGGCTAAGCGTTGTTGATAACGACAAGCACGACTATCACCTTGACCACTACCTTTGATGTTTTGTGGACAATTCAAGCAGGTGGCTGATTGCTTTTCTTTGACCTTTTCATCAGGGCGTTGGCTGTCGGCTGACCAGCAAGTTGGGGACACGGTTTCGCCTTCTACATAAGTACCTGCGTAGAAAATCCGTGAAACTTTTGGTGCGGCTTTAATAATTACCACACTCATAGAGCGCTCTTCCGATACACGGTATTCTTTACCACCGATAAATTCACGGAATACACCACCTTTGATGCTAATACGACGTGCGCCTAAACCGCCTTCGCCTGTGCCTGCTAAAGCATTAGTTGCATCATCGGCTGTACCTTTTAAATAGGCAGGTAAACCACCTTTAAATAATGTTAAATCACTCATTTGACGTTCTCCTTAAATATCATCGTCAGGGTTAAAATTAAGTACTGCTTGCTTAGGGTCTTTATTTGTTACTGTGAGGCTCCCATCTGCTTCCTCTCTTACAAGTTCTCCGCCGTTTAGTCTTCGTAGGGCTGACTCGACTTCACTAATCTTGAAACGGTAAACACCGCCCAGTTTTAGCGAAGGGATTAAGTCCTGTCGAATCCATGCACGGACGGTTGATACCGAAAGCGAAAAGTGTTTAGCCACGTCCTCTATCGGCACAAACGGTTCATCCGACATTTAGTTCCTCCTTATAGTTACTGAATATTCAGCGTTTGAATTTAGCCCCGGTGGAAGCAGTTCAGGGTTCTCCTCTAAAAAAGCCCGCATATTGGTTTGTTGAAGCCGCTTCTCCAATAGTTCAGGCACACCATGTTCAAGAATAAACTTGTGCATGGATTCCCAATCAGAAGTTGAATACGTAGTCCTAACGGTACGATAAACAGTTCCTGAATTAGTTCTTAGACTCTCTACTCCAGAGTCTTTCATGTGTTGAAGAATAGCCACTTTAACGGTTTTCATATCAGCTTCAAT